TGACTGGCTCGAAGCCAAGGCCATCCGTCTCGTGGTGGACGGCAAGCCCGTCAAGCTGGAGCTGGGCACATCCGAGCAGCTCGACCGGGCGCGCCGCGACGCATCCACCGTCGGCACCACGCAGCCGTACCTGTACCGCTTCGTGGGCAACCAGATCGAAGTCGCGCCCTACGTTTCGGGCGAAGCCACGATGGAGCTGGAGTACTTTTACAAGGTGCCAGCACTGGCCACAAACAGCACCAACTGGCTGCTGACAGACTGGCCCGACCTGTACCTGTACGGCGCTTTGCAACACTCTGCGCCTTACCTGCGAGACGACCAAAGACTGCAAACTTGGGCAGGCATTTACAATACGCTGTGGACAGAGCTGACAGAGGCCGACGACAAGGCCAAGCACAGCGGATCCCTTTTGAAAACCAAAACCCGTCGACGGAGCTAAACCATGTCGTTCACCAACTACCTTGAAAACGCCGTGATGGATCACGTCTTCGGCGCTGGCACCTTCAGCAAGCCTGCAGGCCGTTACGTGGCCCTGTTCACTGCAGCCCCCGGCGAAGCTGGCGGCGGAACTGAAGTGAGCGGCACCGGCTACGCGCGCCAGTCTGCGGCCTTCACCGTATCAGGCTCGGCCCCAACGGAGGCCAGCAACACCTCGGCCATCGAGTATCCGACAGCAGGATCTACTTGGGGCACCGTGACGCACGCCGCAGTGTTCGACGCAAGCACCGGCGGCAACATGCTGGCGTACGCTGCGCTGGCCGAAGCCAAGCCTATCAGCACGGGCGACGTCTTCCGCTTCCCGGCCGGTAACCTCGACTTCACTCTGGAGTGATCTAGGTGGCGGGGCGCGGCTACGGCACGGCGCCGTACGGCACCTCGCTGTACGGCGTCACAAACTACCTCGACGGGGCGGCCGTATCGCTCACGACGTCGGGGTCTTCTGCCGTTGCTGTCGCAGACAAGCCGGGCCAAGCCTCGGGCTCTTCGGCATCCGGGTCTTCGGTGGACGGGCAGCGCGTAATTCTCCTGTCCGCAAGCGCGTCCAGCGCCAGCGGATCCTCTGCCTCTGGCCAGCGCATCGTGCAAGCTCAAGCAGCCGCAGCAAGCGCCAGCGGGGCTTCGGCATCTGGCCAACGAGTGCGCGAGGCGCAAGCCCAAGCCGACAGCACGACAAGCGGCGCCGCCATTGGCGTCTTTGTTATCTCGGCTGGGCCGATCTCTGAACCAACGACAAGCGGATCGTCCGCAGTAGGGCAGCGCGTGCATCAAGGCGCCGCGCAAGTCCAAACAGCCTCGGGTGCTATCATTCAGGCTGAAAAGATTTTCCAAGCCCGCGCAGAGGCCGCAGCGACAAGCGCAGCGGCCGCAAGCGGCGCGACGCGAGGCGTTTTGGTGGCTTTTCCGAGCACATCGACGAGCGGATCGTCGGCCTCGGGGCGCATCCTGTGGGGCAGCACAGCCCCGGCATCCACGACGTGGACTCAGGTGCCCGACGAGCCAACTTCGGACTGGACAGACGTTCCGGACGAGGCAAGCGCCGAGTGGACGCAACTGCGGGCCTAACCGGAGCCGACCATGGCAGATACCTTCACCGCTGTACTGAATTTGACCAAGCCGGAGATCGGCGCGTCCACCGACACGTGGGGCACGAAGATGAACGCCGACTTGGACGCATTGGACGCGCTTTTCGACGCAGGCCAGTATCTGAAGCTGACCAAAGGAGGTACCGGAGCTGGCACGGCGGCAGGCGCACGTACGAACTTGGGCTTGGGCACGGACGCCACGGGCAGCAACTTGAGCGCGTTGACAAATGCCGCTACCGCACGTACGAACCTTGGCGTATACCTACAGGGCGCCTTCAGAAAAGCCACGCCGGAGTCTGTGGCTTGGACTAAAACCGGAAACGGCACGGCCAGCACTGCCAGCGCTTTGTACATCGAAGTTGACGGGGCCATCAAAGTAATCGCCAGCGGCACCAGCATTACGATGCCAACGCTCGTTGCGGGTACAGATTACGCTATTTGGGCTAAGACTGACGGAACGCTCGAAGCCACCAGCAACCACACTTCGCCGCCTACAGCCAACGCACGTAAAGTCGGCGGATTTCACTATGCTCCGGGGGGCAACGCAACAGCGCAGGCCGGTGGAAGCACAACTCCGCAGATCAACGAGTATTCGTTCTGGGACTTAAAGTTCCGACCCGCCTGTTCCGACCCTCGTGGTATGACGCTGGTGGGCGGCGGTTTCTGGGCTGACATCTACCTGACGGGCGTGGACGCTATCACCAACGGCTCCAGCAAGTACAACGTCACGATGGCTGACGGCTCTAGCCCGCCCAAAGTGCCGACAATGTTTGGGGGCAACGGATCGACCACGTACGGCTCGTATACGTGGTTCGAGGCGCAAGAGCTGGCTGCGGCCTTCGGCAAACGAACACCAACGCAGCTGGAGTTCATGGCGGCTGCCTACGGAACCACGGAAGCCTCTTCCGTTGGCTCGGATCAAGGCAGCACAGTGCTGAACGCCGCCTATACATCTAAGTGGGGCGTAATCCAAGCAACCGGCGTGTTGTGGGTTTGGGCGAACGATCGTGGCGGGGCATACAACACGGGAGGCTGGAACGCCAACACTGAGGGCCGTGGCTCCGAGTACAACGCGCCAAATGCGCCGCTCCTTGGGGGCGCCTGGGTCAGCGGGTCTGTCTCCGGTTCGCGTTGCTCGGCCTGGAGCGACGCCGCGTCGTTCTCGTACGACAGCATCGGTTCGCGCTTCGCCTGTGACCACCTGCAACTTGATTGAGGGCGCGAAAGCGCCCGCTAAGAAATGGAACCAGTAAAAGACGCAAGCAGTTGCTACGACCAAATGTTTGTGGTTGAGAAGTACGAGAGGGTAATAGCGTACCTATACCCCATAGCGCAGTCCATGCCAAGAAAGCACGGGGTTGCGCGAGACATGTTTCTTCAGTGCTTGCTTGGGGTTCCGGACTTAATATTTCAAGCAGGTAAGTCAAACCAAGTGTCGAAAATATACGCAGCCGACGCCGCTTTGGCGCAGGTGCGTTTCTGGATGCGATTCTTGAACTCAATACGCGCGGCGACCGAGCACCAATTACAGACAGCGCAAACGCTTCTGGCCGAAGTCGGAGCTCTGGTTGGCGCATGGATTAAGCGCAAGCAAAAGCAGGGGTAGGCTGGGTAAATGCGTCGCTCCTTGGAGGCAACTGGAACAACGGGTCTAACTCCGGTTCGCGTTGCTCGAACTGGAACAACGCCGCGTCGAACTCGAACAACAGCATCGGTTCGCGCTTCGCCTGTGACGGCACAAACACGTATCGCTCTGTCGACGCCAAGGCTCGGCAGGCGGGCCAACAAAGTGTGGTCAGCCGGTTCTATCCTCCTTCGGGGAATACGTTACGCGGTTCGGCATAGCGCCTAGTAGTGAAACATCAAAAAGCGCAGCCGACTTTTTATGGCCAAAAAACATCGAAATCTGATAGATAAGATAACGCACATAGATAACTTACGTGATGCGTATGAGAAAACTGCAAAAGGAAAACGCGCCAGCTATGGGTACCTAGAGTTCAAAGAGTTCGCGCAGTACAACCTAGCCGCAGTTCAAGAAGAAATACAAAACGGGCAGTACCGTGTCGGGCCGTACAGGCAGTTCACCGTGTACGAGCCAAAAGCGCGGCTAATATCAGCGCTAGAGTTCAAAGACAGGCTCGTGCAGCACGCCCTGTGCAACGTCGTAGCTCCCATATTTGAAAAGACATTGATGCCGAACACGTTTGCTTGTCGCGTCGGGTATGGTACGCACGCGGGAGCCAAGTACATACAGGCGAAACTGCGGCAGCAGCAGTACAAGTACTTCTTAAAAACGGACTACAGCAAGTACTTTCCGTCGATAGACCGGAGCGTTTTGCACGGCATGATAGAGCGAAAAATAGGGTGTGAGGCCACTTTGGCCTTGCTGCGCGAGATAGTTCCGCCGCAAGGGAAAGGGCTCCCTATAGGCAGCCTAACGAGCCAGCTTTTTGCGAATGTATACGGCAACGCAGCGGATCGTTTTGTGCACTTTGAGCTGGGCCATAGACATTGGGCCCGGTATATGGACGACATTGTGGTCTTAGGCGATGACAAAGAAGAACTGCTGGAGAGCTACGCCAAGCTGGCCGCGTTTTCGCAACAAGAGCTGGATTTGCGAATAGGAAAATGGCAGGTATCCCCAGTCAGCAAAGGCGTGAACTTTTTGGGCTACAGACTGTGGCCGGGGCACAAGTTGCTGAGAAAAGACTCAGTTTTGCGGGCAAAGCGTAAAATACAAAAGTACGTGCAGCGCAAAGACACAAACGCGCTGAAAATGTTTTTGGCATCTTGGTCGGGCCACGCGAGTTGGGCCGACACGCATAATCTGTTTAACTGGCTGGAGCGCGCACATGGCAACCTTAGGCAAGAGCATCATTAACACCCGCGAAGACCTAGACGCGCTAAAGGGCACGGAGGCCCACGCCGAGTTTATGTCGTTCTTAAAAGGGTCAATGCACCGTAGGCAAGATTCCGCCGTACGCCCTGACGGATACGGACAGCCGGGCTACGCAGGCGAAACAATTCCGCCGGTATGGGTGGACGTGGAAGACTTGAGCGTAATCTCGGCTTTCGGTTTTACAAAAGCCGACTTCGAGTAACACCATGACACCAGACCAGCAAGCCACCTTCGAGGCCACGATGGCCGCAGCCGGGAGTAAGGCAACATACACCGGGGCCGGGGCCAGCGTAATGGGCTGGGTGCTCTCGTCCGAGTTTGGCGTGCTCATCGGCTTGTTGCTGGGTATGGGC